GCATAGTGTTGGTCGTAAGTAGAGTCGATGTACTTTTTAATCTCTTTTAAAATCTTATCTTCGTTAAACTTGTAGTTCATGCGTTATTTCTTCTACTTGCGGTTCTCTCTTTACTGTTGTTAAAAAGACTGGACCTTTGGCATAGTTAAATGCTCTAAGTCCCTGTCCATCATTGGCATCTTTATGGCATTCAAACTTGTGTGGACAGTACGTACATTCACGAGCTAATTTGAAATTACCAGATGACCCATCTGCGACAGGTGCATAACAAAGTTCAGGTGGTATTTTGTTGTTAAGTGCGGACTTAACCTTTTTAATTCTAGTCCGTATATTGGGTTTGTCAAGTTCTTCTGGTAGAAACAGACATAATTCTCCAGTTTCTTTGTTGATTGCTAAGAAGCCTCCAGCTTCTGAACCTTCTGCAGTTTCATACCCTGCGAGTTGAGCCATGTAACCAAAGCTATCATCTTCGGGTAAAGTTCCAGTTTTAAATTTCTTAAAACCGTAGCCGGAGGCAGACTTAATATCTATAACTTCGCCATCAATCTTACAGTCCATGTGACCCATGATGCCATCAATCTTAATTTCTTTTTGTTCGTCAGTAACTTTGTGTCCGGCTATCTCAACCAAAAAGAGAACCAATCGTTCTAAGATATGACCATACAAAAACTTAATCATAGTCGGAGCAGGAACTCCACTTGATGTTCTATCTGAATGCATATCGTACCACAACTGACGTGATGGTTTACCTATGTTTGACATACGTAAGGTGAATTTTCTGGCGGCTCTAGGTGTAGCCCAGTCTCGTAAAGCATGTTCCATGAACTTACCAAAAGACTCGTATTGTTGTTCGGTTATCTTAAGAGGTTTACCCTCTCCTAATTTACCAACTACTTTATAGATATCATCTATTAAAGTGTCAAGTTTCTTCTTCATTGTTTAATTCCTTAAATGCTTGAATGATTTCTGTTGAGAATAATTTCTGTAGACTAATTAAAATCATCTTACTAGCATTGTGGTCGCCACCACTAACACTCTTGAATTTATCTATCTTATCAACAATCTTTTTTAAAGTCTCAGTTTTAAAAACTAAAGTACAATATTCTTCATCATCAATACATAGATTGTGAAACCAATAGTCTGATTCGGTTGCTTTGATACCAGAGGGTTTACCATAGCTTTCATATTCAATAGCTATGTTCCCGGTCTGCATCCACATACCTCGTTCTGACTTAACTTCTATCTTAGCTTTGGTAAAGATATCAGCTACTTTGTCTTCTCTTATCTGACCATATTCTAAGTCGATATCAAACTTCTTTCGGTCTGCTTTAGTGGGTTTCACTCCAGTTTTCTCCTACTTTGTATTCACCATCAAGAGGGCAGAACATCTTAAAATGTTCACCGGCTTCTCGGATAGCAGAGACAGCGAGATGTCCGGCCTTCATAGCCTGACAATGTTTAACTTCTATTTGCCATTCATCGTGAATATTCCCGACAAACTTGGCATCAATATTTAATAATTTAAATTTTTCATTTAATAGAACTAATGCTTTTTTCATAACAATAGCTCCACCACCTTGCAATAAAGTATTCAAAGCAGCATGTTCACTTCTAACATAGATTTTCCTACCATCAATCCCCTTCAAGAATCCTCTTGAGGCCGCCTTATTTACTCTCTCCCTTAAGCTTTTAAGTGCCGGGAGGTTTGATAAGAATCTATCTTTTAATTGCTTTCCAGAGGCTTTATTGCCGCCAACTATTTGACCTATCTTGGCATCGCCTGCTCCATAAACGAAAGCATAGATGAAAGTTTTGGCTTGGTCTCTGGTCTCAAGACCGGCCATGTTCTGATTAGCAGTATGAATATCACCATGTAAGATTTCATTTTTGTAGTCTTCATCCTTCATGTAGTGAGCCAACATTCTTAACTCAAGACCACTAGCATCAACACCAAGGAGTTTGTATTCTTCAGGGACAATCCAACAGGCTCGACATTCCTTCCCATACAATGACCCCATGTTAGGCACTTGAGCCATGTTTGGACTGCGGTGAGTCATGCGACCAGTAATCGTACCGTTGGGAATTACTCGGCCATGCACACGACCATCGGGCTGTAAAGCCTCGAGCCATGATTCAACTTGAGCTATTCTTTTTTGGTAGAGTAAGTAGTCGGCTATGAGTTTAGCCTGAGGGATATCCGTGATTTGTGAAAGAATGTTCTCATCAACAATCGGTTGGCCAGTAGGAGTAAACTTCTTCGGTTGCCAACCAAAGTCTATCAGGTATTCACCTATCTGTTTACGAGAACCTAAATTAAATTGTTGAAGTTTCTTTCGCCAGAAAGGACGAGACATACAATCATCGTATTCTTGGTCAGTCAAACCAACCTTGGAAAGACTACCATCTTTCTTGAGTTTAGGGACTACGAGTTTGTCCCTGATTAACTTGGGCTTGAATACTTTGTGAACTTCTTGTTCGGCTTCAAACATCTTTTCTTTTAAAGTTGCTACTAACATACTAGCACTTTGTTCATCAAATAGAAACCCATGTTGTTCTTGAGCTTTGAGAATGTTAGCAACGGCATGTTCAAGCTCAATACTTTCCATACTAAAGCCTCGACCAGATGCCACCAAAGCCTTATAAACAGCGGCATTCAGACGAACATCCTGTGTGCAATACTCCATCATTTCTAAAGAGTAAGTCTCAAAATCTGGTTGGTCTTGTTTAGGGATGCCAAGTTTTTGACCCCAAGTTTCTAAACTGTGGCCGCCTTCTTGGACAGGGTTGAACAAACGAGACAGCACCAAAGTGTCGACAATTTTGTTGGTGAATTTTACGTTGTAAAGTTTTTCTAAGACAGGTATGTCGTAGCCAATGAGGTTATGTCCAATAAGAGTATCTGCTTGTTTTAGGAGGGCGATACCCTTGTCGATACAATCAGGTCCAAATGTATAGACCCTATCGTCATCGAGACCCTTGGCTACGAGACACCAAACTGTGTCGGGATTAAATCCGTTGGCTTCAATATCAAAGACAACATTAGAGGGTAAGTTGTTGTTCATAGTCTTTTGTGTTCATAACAAAGTCATCAAACTCTGGTTCATGTTCTTTCTCATGCAGTCGACCTGTTTCACTATCGTACAGTAACTGACATGCTAACCCAGTATCCCCTGTGTACCTAGACTTCAGAACCCTTAGTCTAGTGGTGTTTGCTTCTTCAGGGTCTTCGGCTTGTTGATTCCTTTCTAATGCTATCACACAATCAGATAGTTGTGCAATACCTTGAGACCCTTTAAGATGGGAGAGGGACACCTCGACACCTTGCTCATGTCCTTTGTCGCCTGAAGCTCTTCTGAGATGGGAGACCAAGAGCATTCCTACTCCAGTCTCTTCTACTAGGCTTCGCAACCGATTCATCAGAGTATCAATACCTCTGCGTTCATCGCCTTCTGTCAGGACATTGACAAGCATGTGGAGGTGGTCAACGATAACCCATTGACATTCACAGCCGACAATAATATATCTCAGCTTGGCAAAGATATCTTCGATGTCAGTCGCACCTAAATGAGCATGAATAAATACCCTTCCCTCCTCAATGACTTTATCAAATAAGTCTTCGAGTTGTTCTGGCGAGTATTGATTCCTCTTCTCATTCAAGTAGATTCTATCGTTGGCCTCGATGGATACAATACCATCAGCTGTGCGTTGCCAATTCTCCTCTAGGGCAATAATCCCCACGTTGTCTTGGGTGTTTTTGATAATCCAATGTTCGAGTTCTCGAGTTACACTAGACTTACCAAGCCCTGTACCACCGGTGAAAGTAACCAGCTCCCCTTTCCTCAGCCCGTACAACTTACTGTTTAAGCCTTCCCAAGGATAAGGGATACTAGGTTTAACTTCTCGGTGTAACCAATCTTTCTTCTTGGCGGATAGTTCAATGATACCAGAGGGTGTGTACTGCTTAGCTTCCCAAAAACTTTTGGTAAACTCAGTAAACTTACCTTGCTTGAGCATATCGTTGGCATCTTTGTAACCATTGGGTAGACTCATGATTCTAACCTTGCCGGGTTTAACAACACGAGCTACCTTTTTGGCCGCCTCTTTGCCTTGCTTATCATTATCAAAGCAGAGGACAACCTGTTCAAAAGATTCCACAAACTCAAGGGATTCTCTGATATCTTTGACTGCACCTGAAGCTCCTCGTTTCAAAGAGACAACAGCGTACTTACCGTCAAAGATTTCATAGGCAGCCATCGCATCGCACTCACCTTCTGTGATAGTCAGATACTTACCGCCTTTGTTTCTAAATAACTGTTCGCCAAACAGACCTGTGTTATCAAAGGTGCCACCAAAAGAGAACCGCTTGTCATTAACGTATCTGGTTTTAGTACCCACGATTTCATCCCCATTGAAGTAGGGATAAATATGTTCTTGGATATTACCAGACTTATCAGTAACAGAACGAACTCCAAATCTCTTAGCAGTAGCTTCTTTGATACCACGGTCTATCAGGTCATGGTAACTACCTTGATAGGTAGATAAGAATGTATTTGATTCTTTTGGTTTTACTTGTTCTGGTTTTTTGTAGTTAGGAAAGAAAGCATCGCAACTAAAACATTTAGCTGAGCCATCCTCATTGACCGAAACTGCATCACTTGATTTGCATAAGTTGCAAGGTAGGTGATACTCTACCCATGTACTTTTTGATTCCATTTACCCTCCAAAAAGTGAGCCTCCGAAGAGGCTCTTAGATATGAAAAAATTAAATTTAGTTCTCAGACGATTCTGAATCATCCGAAGCTTCCGCTTCTTCCTCTTCAACCAATGCCTCTTCTGTTAATAGAGGTCTGAGTTCCTCTTGTAACTTGTCATTGGATTTTTGAATTGATATTTGAAACTGATTGTTAAAAGCAATCTGACTCACATAAGCTTGTACTTGTTGACGAGCCTGAGGGTCAGTTAGCTTTTCAGTTTCGTATGACTTACCATCAAAATTGATAATCATTAAAACTCCTCATCACCTAGTAACTCATCGCCATCTGCGGCTTTGTAAGGTACTAAATCAATAATCTGCACAGCTTGTAAGTCCAAGCCTTTACCACTCTTATTGTTGTAAGTCCAATCGTATTCTTGATACTGGACTCTAACTTTAGAGCCATTACCAACAAGAACATCAACATCGTTCTTGTCTGCATCCAGAAGTCTAGGTGCCTTTCTGACCATACCATTCGGACCATTTACTTTCCTCTTGATAACGACAGCCGGACCTTCCTCCATTTCTCGTATGCTATGTCCACGTTCTGCAAAATCTTTAGCAGTCGCTTCATCAACAACAAGGTTGATGGTGTACATAGGTTCATAAGTTGTATTAGGTGCTACAAGAGAAGCCCAATACGCATTACCTTCTACTATCATATAATCCTCCATTGAATAAATTAATAGTTGGGTGGGTTCTTGAGTTCACTACCCACGAGAGTGACCATGTGACTGGATTGTGTGAAACTAATGGAGATAGACGAGGGCAAACATCACACAATGCTCTACGATTGTTGCCGACTATCTTCATAAGATTCATTATAGTTTCACTTGTTAAAAAAATCAAGCGACCCATTCTTTGCTCCACCAAATAGGTTTGGGTCTGCTCTTGTTCCATTGAGCATAATGCTTTTCGTGAACGACATACTTGCGGTATGCTGTTATTGGATTGTCTGATTTGTATTCATCAGGCATAGCTTGAGCCAGAGGTGTTAGTTTATCTTGTTTAATATTGTCAGGTACTTTACTCAAGGCATCCATCAGTTTGGTTTCAGAGGCATGAGTCTTACCGTATCTGTGAGTGTATTCCCAACACAAAGCACGGAAGTGTTCATAGAGCCAAGCGTAGTTAGCTGAAGTTTCTCTAGCCCAGATGGTGCAAGGATGATTCTTGTACGCAGTTTTGTAGAGGCCGACTGCATCGGCATACTCATCACCATCCAAAACTCGGTGAGCTGTGCATAACATTTGAGCAGTTTCTAGTGGCATCTTCACTAGCATTTTATCGGGTTGTGCTTCGGCACAAGCTTGTGGACATTCGTAAAAGTAAAAGATATTCATTGTTTTAAAACCTCCTCCAGAATACTTTCTAGTTCAAATTGATTGAACATATCTTCATCAAAGAATAACAAGAAGTTACCCTCGGATGTGACTTGCATTCGCCAAGTTATCTTGTCGTAGTCTTCAAATGTTTCGTTGATAACATTACGAAAGAGTTCGGCTTGTTCGTGTTTAAGACAGTAGCATACTTCTACTGGTGCTTCCGGATGTTCATCCCGAAAGTTGGCAACATAACCTATCATTAGTGGACCTCCTTATTACTATCGTTGGTTAAGTGTTCATTGACTGCGGCTTTGATGGCTCGTAGTGTTGCTAGTGAGCCACCACCTTCCCACTTCCTGCCGGTAGACAGGTCGGTGATTTCTAAAACTTCTTGGACAGAGGGGATATCAACCATGTTGTCTAAGACTTCCATTTCTGATTCGCCAAAGTTCTTTAGTTCTTCCTCCTCCCCATCAATCAGTACCTTTACTAGGTAAGTTTTTGTGTTGTGCATAGTGCATTAATTCCTCGTATGTCTCTATCTCAGGACATTGTTTAAGCCATTTCATAACAAACTTCTCCGTCATGAATGACAGGTTCAACCGACCATTGGCATAGACATGCGTTTGGTCTGGTATGACTTCGTGGATATTGTCAAGAGTGACTTTATCCTGTTCTTCTGGTGGTAAGATAGAATGCATCCATCCTAATTGAATGGCCTTCACTCGTCTTCTTAGTTTCTTTATTTGTTTTGCGTTCATGTGATGTAGTTCTTGGGGTCTTGCATAGCAACTTCTTCTTTGAGTTTCTCAATAACAAAATCTTTGAAAGCATTCTTGAAAGCCTCCATGTCCCACCCTCTACGGGAATGGTAACAGAACTCATAGATGAGGTCGTTAGACACTCGGAAAGATTGACCGGTCTCAACCATGCGGTCTCTAATGCAATCAGTTGTGATAGCCCACATGACGAGGGCTTTGTTGTCATCTTCCCATGCTGAGATAGCTTCCCAATCTGGTTTTACTTTCTTTGATTCAAACTTAGTCATTAGTTCAAGATTTTTTGTATCCAATTCTCGGCCACTCGTTCAGCATAACTTTCCGAATGGTCGTGACATTCAACTGTTCTAATAAATATAGTAGCACGATAGAGGTCAACATGATAGCCTTTTCTTGTCTTGTAAACAAAGGCTTCTCGTTTCTCTGGTGAACCATATTGTGACATCAATGTACCTATCATGCTAACTCCTCGTCTACTCTAAGAATTTCTTGATAATCATCATACTCTTCAGTTAGAACATCATCATCATACCATTCACCTTGAATAAATAATTCTTCGGCTTCTTCCTTAGAACTAGCTAAAATACGGACACATTGTGTATAGTCACACATTGCTGTGACTTGATAGTATTTTTTATCTGTCATGTTTCCTCCACTTCATAATCATATATGTCTTGATGGTGGTCAAAAAGTTTATCATGCTCAATCGAAAACCATGTAACTTGACCATTCTCTACTTTTGTCCAAAGCTTATCCGTAGATTCTGCTTCAACATAAGCATTGATAACAACAGGTAAAGTCGCTGTCAATCTAAATTTTTTCATACTTCCTCCTTAAAATTTTGGCTTGACCGTGAGTATTAAGGCTACTCGTTGCCTTGTGTTGAAACCCATCAACACTTATATCAAAATTATTGAGGATAATTTCCTTTTGTTTGTGGTCAAGCCAAACTCATTAGATATTCTCGTGAATTAAATCACCGAGTTCTTCTTTAATGTTTTGAACATAATCAAGGTCAATCGCCATACTAGCTATGTAACCCCAATTAATCTCATCTTCTGGTAATTCTAGTTCCCTGTCGATTCTGTACTTGTGCGTATCGACAAGTTTATTTTCAAGATTCTTCAACGCACCATCTTGCAGTTGAATTAGTTTAGTTACGATTTCTGCTTTAGTCATTTAGTTTCTCCTCAAGAGCTGATAGTCTATCGAAGATACCTAGAGTATCTATCTTGTCAGATAAAGCTTCTAGTCGTTCTTGACAACCAACGATACGATTATCAAAGCCAGATGATTCCTCACCCAACATCTCAATCTTATCTTTCATATCATCAAAGTCGTAGTTGTATAACCTGTCATCGACTTCTCGTTCTACTTGGTCTTCGACCTGTCGTTCCATGTCGTAGTTCAAGTCATCACTCAACTCTTCTTTGAGGTTATTCTCCAAGTCAGCTATCTTATTAGATAGGATATTAGTAGCTTCTTGTAACTCATTGAAGCCAATTAGTTTACGTAAAAAGTTTTTCATAGACACCCTCCTTAGGTTAATAAAACTTAAATGCTAGTTCTGTTTCAAGTCTAAACTAG